CATCCAAGTTGAAAAAGCATGGAACAGCCCAGAAATGATTATGCAACGTGCTTTAAAAATTGCTAACAACACAATCAATCAATTAGAAACAAAGATTGAACGTGATAAACCAAAAATTGTATTTGCAGATGCAGTAGCTACTACTAAGACATCAATTTTAGTTGGAGAGTTAGCAAAGATCATTAAACAAAACGGTATAAACATCGGGCAACGCAGATTGTTTGAGTGGTTACGTCAAAACGGATTCCTTATTAAACGCAAGGGTGTGGATTATAACATGCCTACACAGTATTCAATGGAACGTGAGTTATTCGAAATTAAAGAAACATCAATCACACATTCGGACGGTCACACATCAATTAGTAAGACGCCAAAAGTAACAGGCAAAGGACAACAATACTTTGTTAATAAGTTTTTAGGAGAAAAACAAACAACTTAAAAGGAGGTTCAACAAATGTTACAAAAATTTAGAATCGCGAAAGAAAAAAGTAAATTAAAACTCAATTTACTAAAACATGCAAACAGTAATTTAGAAACAAGTAACAACCCTGAACTGTTGCGAGCAGTTGCAGAGTTGCTTAAAGAGATTAATCGATAAATCCGACAACTAATCATCATTTGAATTTGAAAAACTGGTTAATAGATAGCAAAAATACGCTATAAAAAGTACCGAAATATAAAAAGGAGTATTTATTGGTTCGTTATTAATAAACTTTAATAAAAAGTCCCAAATAGCATTACCGCTTACACCTACAGAACTAGCATTAATAAAACCTAAACTGGAGTGATTAATATGCATTATGTCGACAATTTTTTTACCGCTGTAATTATTGCTTTCATGTTGTTTTTGCTCTACTGGATGGGCAGGATTGATGGATTTAATAAAGGTAGAACTATTAGCTACATCGACATTCAAATTTCTAAGAGCATAAGACATTTTCAAAATATCGTTTTTAGGAATGCTCGTAGATTTTATAAAACTATTAAGAACCTCATCAGAAAATAAATTAGATTTGAACATTGGATGATTCTTAGTTACTTGATGCATATAGGAAGCCCAATTAGATAATTTCGATTGGTTAATTCTAATGCTATTCATAACATTATTAACCGTCGATTGAATTTCCAGAGCGTTCATAACATACGAATTATTCATAGTATTTGCGGCTTTAGCGTAAGCTTCGACAGGCAATTTAGACAAGATAGCTTGATTTTTCTTTATTAAATCTAACTGTCGTTGAGTGAGATTTATATTATTCATAATTATCACCTCCTTTCACTAGGAGATAACTAAATTATACACAACACAAAAATAAAAAGGAGAAAAAGATATGATAAAAAATAGTTTGCAAGCTAAAGAACTTGCGGTAATTTTATCTGTTTCAAAATCCAAAGCAGGACAAATAATAAGAGAACTGAATAAAGAGCTTGAAGATGAAGGATACATTGCGATACGAGGCAGAATACCAGTCCAATTAGCTAGGAAAAAATTCCCTTATCACGACTTATCAGACGAGAGAATAATGGGGGAGTTGAAAAAAGAAAATGAGTAACATTTATAAAAGCTATCTATTAGCAGTATTATGCTTCACAGTCTTAGCAATTGTACTCATGCCGTTTCTATACTTCACTACAGCGTGGTCAATTGCGGGATTCGCAAGCATAGTGACATTCATATTTTATAAGGAATACTTTTATGAAGAATAAAAAAACTGCTACTTGTTGGAGCAAGTAACAGTATCAAACACTTAAGAAAAAATTCATGTTCAATATAAAACGAAAAACGGAGGAAGTCAAGATGTATTACGAAATAGGCGATGTATGTCAGAAGGTAATTAATGTAGACGGATTTGATTTTAAATTAGCAGTTAAGAAGAAGGACCACAGCATTCTGGTGAATATCTTAGATTTAGAAGATAAGTTTATCGACGGCATAAACATAACTAATGAGAACGATCTATACACAGCATTAGACATATTAAATCAATCTATTTACGAATGGATTGAAGAAAACGCAGATGATTATGACAGACTAATTAACTTAGTCATGAAATGGTAGGTGCGATATGAAACCACATAAATTTAAACGAATGGCAATTGACTTAATAGAACGTGTACAAAGCACTTCTTATCAAGTTGATTATAAGTACAACGTTATATGGGTCTGGCACTACAGCGATGACTATTTAGGAAAAGTCGCATCAATAAATATGCACAACAATGTAGATGACGATAACACAATATTGGCTAGATACGAGAAAGCTAAAAAGATGCTAGCGGGGGAGGTGTTAAGCGATGGCTAATCTATATGAGTTATCAGAAGCATTTAAAGAGTTGTCTAATCAAGATGAATTAGACCAAACATTATTAAAAGACACATTAGATTCTATTCAAGCAGAAATGAATGTCAAAGTAGATAACATTGTCAATTGGAGACGTGAAACTTTAGGTGACATAGATGTCATAGATAAAGAGATTAAACGACTTCAAAATTTAAAAAAGCAAAAACAAAATTTAACTGATCGATTAAGAGATTACTTAAAAGAAATGTTAGAAACACAAGAAGTAGATAGTTACCGCACAGCTACTAATCATATTTTTAAACGCAAAAACGGAGCTAGTAAAAATATTATCGATGAAAAACTTATTCCAAAGGATTATTGGCTATCACAAGCCCCGAAACTTAATTCTAAGCAACTAATCGATGATTTGAAAGCTGGGAAAGATATTCCTGGCGTTGAATTAAAGGTAACAGAAAGTCTGGTGATTAAGTGATGAATAAATCAGAAACAGTTGTTGAAATAAATAAAGCTATGGTTGCATTTCGCAAGGAAGTAAAACAACCGCTCAAAGATAAAAACAATCCATTTTTTAAATCAAAATACGTACCTCTTGAGAACGTTGTAGAAGCCATTGACGAGGCCGCAACACCTCATGGACTGTCTTATACTCAATGGGCTTTGAACGATGTAGACGGGCGCGTAGGAGTCGCTACAATGCTTATGCATGAAAGCGGTGAATATATCGAGTATGATCCTGTATTTATGAATGCAGAAAAGAATACGCCACAAGGAGCAGGCTCGTTAATCAGCTACCTTAAACGTTATTCGCTATCTGCGATTTTCGGTATTACTAGTGACCAAGACGATGATGGAAATGAAGCAAGTGGAAAAAATAATAATCCAAAACAACAAACTAGAACGCAATGGGCAAGTAGCGAAACTATAAGTGTTTTAAGGAAAGAAGTTATAGATTTCACTAACTTGATTAAGGGCACAGATAAAGAAGCGCCGCAAAATATAGTAGAACAAAAATTTGACATAAACAACTATAAATTAACAGAAAAACAAGCAGCAGAAGCTATTCAAAAATTACGAAACAACGCAAAAACAATTACCGGAGGAAAACAATAATGTTAAACAGAACAGTATTAGTAGGACGCTTAACAAAAGATCCAGAATATAGAACAGCGCCAAATGGTGTGAGTGTTACCACTTTCACTATCGCAGTTAACAGAACATTTACTAACGCTCAAGGAGAACGTGAGGCAGACTTTATTAACTGTGTAACTTTTAGAAAACAAGCAGAAAATGTAAATAATTATTTATCCAAAGGGTCATTGGCTGGCGTTGATGGACGTTTACAATCACGCAGTTACGATAACAAAGAAGGGCGACGTGTATTTGTGACAGAAGTAGTAGCGGACAGCGTTCAATTCTTAGAACCGAAGAATAACAACCAACAACAAAACAACAATTATCAACAACAAGGACAAGCTCAAACTGGCAATAATCCGTTTGACAATACTGAAGAAGATTTTTCAGACCTCCCGTTCTGATTGGAATGATTAGATGCCAATAATTACTAGTTATATCACTCAAGATGACGGTACAACAACAGTTGTCATCTCGGGTGTTGAATTAGGCAATAAAGAAACATTACTACTTGATAACGGATTTGATGTGGAAGTCGATGTAAGCGTCATAGATCCGTTTCAAATTACCGGCAAGCAACGACGAAAAATATTCGCGCTTGTCAAAGACATAGAAGAATATACAGGTCAACCAATGGACTATATGCGACATATGTTCATCGAGTATGTAAGGACTTACTACGGCTATGATGAACGTATTTCACTAAGTAATTGTACGAGAACACAAGCAAGTCAAATCATTGAAGCAACGCTTGACTGGACGTTCTACAATGACATACCACTTAGCTACAAAACAAGCGACTTGCTGAAACAAGATAAATCGTTCTTATACTGGTCAACTGTCAACCGCAACTGTGTAATATGCGGAAAGCCTCACGCTGACCTAGCACATTATGAAGCAGTCGGTAGCGGCATGAACAGAAACAAAATGAA